AATCTAATCCTACGGGCGGGCTACGGCCCGCCTGGCCCTTACCATAGGTGAAAAATGGCTGTTATTTATTTGCGCCATGAGGTTCATGGCGTTAAAGTCGCTACAATGGACTTAGAGGCCGAAGCCGACATAGAGAACGGCTGGGAAAGGTTCGACCCGAATGACGACGACGGCTTACGATCAGATCTGCGGAGCCCTGAGACTTCTGGGCGTTCTCGCGGAAGGCGAAACGCCCTCGTCAGAGACAGCGAACGACGCGCTGACGGCGTTGAACCAGATGATCGACTCGTGGAACACGGAACGCCTGTCAGTCTTTTCAACGCAGGATCAGACGTTTCTTTGGCCCGCCGGCGAACGTAGTCGTTCGCTTGGCCCGACGGGTGATTTTGTAGGCGACCGCCCTGTTCTGTTAGATGACGCGACTTATTTCCGTGATCCGCAGACCAATGTGTCTTACGGCATAAAATTAATTAACCAGCAGCAATACGACGGTATTGCCGTCAAGACTGTCACGTCGACATACCCGCAGGTCATGTGGGTCAATATGACCTACCCCAACATTGAAATGGTCATTTACCCAGTGCCGCTGCGGCTTCTGGAATGGCATTTTGTGTCGGTTGAGAAGTTATCTAACCCGGCGAATTTGGCGACAGCGCTGACTTTCCCGCCCGGTTATCTTCGTGCGTTCCGCTACAATCTAGCCTGCGAACTCGCGCCGGAGTTCGGCATTGAGCCGTCCGCGCAGGTGCAGCGCATCGCCATGTATAGCAAGCGCGACCTGAAGCGCATCAATAACCCTGACGACGTGATGAGTATGCCGTACTCTCTTATTGCGACAAGACAGCGGTATTCGATTTTTGCTGGAAATTATTGATTCTAAAGGGTTTTATATGGTGCATGTAGTATGATAAATTCGTTTCAAAGTCAAATACATTTCATGCGCCTCTTTAGGTGTGTCAAATCCACTTTTGCGGATTCGTTTGCCATTAACACATATCTGTGCCCTCCATTTTCCTTGATGCGCCGATACACCAAGAAAATTCGATTTATTCGCTTTTGTTGGCTCGCGCATATTTTGAAGATTTTCAAATCGCGATACTGCACGCAAATTAGCAAAAGAATTATTTTGCTTGTTTCCGTCTTTATGATCTATGTGTTCGATAGGCCACTCGCCGGTCACATACAGCCAAGCAAGTCTATGCGCCAATCTTTTTTTATTATCTATAGAGATAGCCCAATAACCCGTATTTGTAGGGCTGCCCGCTTTCTTTCCTATAAGATCATGCCTATACTTATGCGTTTTCCAAGTGAAAATGCCGGTCAAAAGATCATAGTTAAGAACAGCGCGGATATGGTCAGCCGTAATCATGAACTAGCTTTTACCATAGGAGCTAGATAATGCAAACACCTATTTTAGGCAGCTCTTATGTTACTCGTTCGCCAAACGCCGCTGATAATAGATGTGTAAATCTTTTTCCTGAAGTTGTGCCTGAAGGCGGTAAGCAGGCCGCGTGGCTTCAACGCGCGCCAGGGCTTCGGTATCTTCAGACGCTCGGCGCTGGTCCGGTTCGCGGGCTATGGACATTCAACGGCAAAGCCTTCGCCGTTTCCGGCTCGACGCTCTATGAGATTGACACGGATTGGAACATAACTAATCGCGGCGCGATTGCTCCCGGCGGTCAGGTCAACATGACCGACAACGGCACGCAAATGTTTATCGCAACTGGCGCGCACGGGTATATATACGACAGCGACACAAATGTTCTCACCGAACTTACAACGGATTTTTATGGCGCGGTCGGCTGCGGCTTTCTTGACGGGTGGTTCGTGTTCAACCAGCCTGACAGCCAAATCTTTTGGGTTTTAGATTCCACGACCACGACAATCGACCCATTGTATTTCGCCAGCGCTGAAGGTTCGCCGGACAATCTTGTTACGCTGATCGTCGATCACCGCGAAGTTTGGTTGTTTGGTCAGACTTCGGTTGAGGTTTGGTATGACGCCGGAACGCCGGACTTTCCGCTGGCCCGTATCCAAGGCGCGTTTAACGAAATTGGTTGCTTGGCCGCATATTCCGTGGCCAAGCTGGACAATGGTTTGTTTTGGCTGGGCGCTGACGCTCGCGGTAACGGTATCGTTTATCGCTCGAAAGGCTATTCCGGTGAGCGCATCTCAACGCACGCCGTCGAGTGGCAGATTCAGCAATATTCGACGCTTTCCGACGCCGTGGCCTACACCTATCAGCAGGATGGCCATAGCTTCTATGTTCTAAATTTCCCGAACGCCAATACGACATGGGTTTATGACGTGGCGACCGGCGCATGGCATGAACGCGCTGGGTGGGAAAATAACGACTTTACCCGCACTCGCGGCAACTGCCAGATGAATTTCAATAACACCATTGTTATTGGAGACTATCGCACAGGTGAAATTTTTGCCTATGATCCGACCGTTTACACTGAAGCCGGGTCAATTCAAAAATGGCTGCGGTCGTGGCGCGCGCTGCCGACAGGGCAGAATGATCTTAACCGCACGGCGCAGCACAGCCTTCAGCTAGATTGCCAAGCCGGCGTGGGTCTTTCTGGCTATAGTCAAGAAGATGTAAACGAGATCATTTATATTTATGACCGTCAGCATCAATTCATTTTAGACCGCGCAGGCTCGCCGCTTAAAATCCGTGACTACAATAACTACCCCATAACCATTGGCGCTGACCCTCAAGTCATGCTGCGCTGGTCTGATGACGGCGGTCATACGTGGTCGAACGAGCATTGGAAGTCTATGGGTAAGATTGGCCAGACCGGCTACCGCACGATCTGGCGTCGTCTTGGCATGACGCAGAAACTGCGCGACCGGGTGTATGAGATATCGGGCACCGATCCTGTGCAGATCGCTATTATGGGCGCGGAACTCCATGTGAGCCCGACCAATGCCTGACAATAACACGCAGATACCGGCGGCGCGTGTTCCGATATGGGACAGACTCACGGATTACGTGACCCGCGAATGGTATCGCTGGTTTTATAATATGTATGTCTCGGTCGAGAATGGCCGGCGGTATGGGTCTTATTACGACACGACTACGCAGACAGCGGCGGCGGCTAATACAGCCTACGCCATGAAGCTGAATAGCGTGGCCAGTAAGATCAACGGCGGGCCGCTGCAATATGGGGTGTATGTAGGCACGCCAAACTCGCGTGTTTATGTAGACAATACAGGCACATATAACATACAGTTTTCGGCGCAGTTCATCAGCGCCAACGCCAGCTCTAAAGACGTTCACGTATGGCTGAGCGTAAACGGCGTGAATGTGCCGGATTCCGCTACGAAAATCACTCTGGCCGGCGCCAGTAACGCCTATGTCGCGTCATGGAATTTTGTGGTAAGTCTAACCGCAGGCGACTATTTCGAGCTATATTGGCAGACGACGAATACAAACGTCTCAATATTAGCTGCTACTGCATCGGGGCATATCCCCGCCATTCCTTCGGTCATTTTGACCGTTACCAGTATTGTAGGTGGATAAATGGCCGTCGTAACCCCCACAGCTAAAGCCCAGTTTATCGACGCTGCCGGTATCCCGCTGGCTGGCGGTTTTCTTTATACTTACGCCGCTGGCACGACGACGCCGCAGGCCACGTATACTGACTCGACGGCCGCAACGGCTAACAGCAATCCTATTGTGCTGGATTCGAGAGGCGAAGCTAATATCTGGCTTTCGTCGGCGGATTATAAATTCGTCCTTTGTGACTCGGCTAACACTGAAATTTGGACGGTCGATAACATCGCCGCGCCGTCAACCGCGCTGTCACCTGTTTTTTCCAGTAACGTGACGATTTCGGCCAATACGGCTGGCCCGGCGTTGTTGGTTACGCAGACCGGCGCAGGCTCGGCTATCCGCGTTCAAGACAGCGCTGACCCTGACGCCACGCCGTTTGTGGTCGATACGACTGGCCAAGTTGGTATTGGCACCGCTGCGCCGGCAAATGCCCTTGATGTGGCTGGCGGCTCAATTCAGATCTCAGCCTCAACAGGGACCGCGCGAACCGTCATATCGGCCGATTCGTCCGACTCTATATTTTCGGTAAACGATGACCGTAATTTTACCGTCAAAACTAACGCAACGACGCGTTTAACGGTGAATAGTTCGTCGGCAACGACGACGGTTCCGGTTGTGCTTCCGGCCAATCCTACGACATCACTCCAAGCGGCGACTAAAGGGTATGTCGATCTTGGATCTCCGGCGGGCATTATCGCGCCTTTCGCTGGCACGTCCGCGCCTTCTGGCTGGCTGGCCTGTAATGGCGCGGCGGTGTCACGTGTTGATTATGCCACGCTTTTTGCGGCTATCAGCACGACTTGGGGCAGCGGCGACGGCAGCACTACGTTTAACGTGCCGGATCTTCGCGGCGCATTTTTGCGCGGTTCCGGCACCAGCGCGCTTGACCCGTCTAGCCCCCGTGCGGTCGGTTCGTTTCAGGCTGAAGCCTATCTTAACCACAATCACACCGCGACTAGCTCGGTTAGCGATCCGACTCACGCCCACGGATACACAACACCGACCGGCGGCGCTGTCGCTGTGTCGGCTGGCGGTCTTCCGATTAATAACACTGGCACCGCAGGCAGCACGACTGGCGCGGCGGCGACGGGCATTACTGTCAGCACTTCAATCGCCACTTCGACCACGGGCGGCACGGAAACGCGCCCGGACAACTACGCCGTTTTATACATTATCAAAACCTGAGGTTAGATCATGGACCCGATCACAATGGCATTACTCGGCGGGACCAGCCTAGTTTCAGGCGGTCTTGGCTATCTTGGCTCTCAGCAGGCCGGTCGCGCGCAGCAACAGGCGGCGCAAACATCCGGTCTGTTCGGCCTAATCGCGCAGCAGCAGGCGCAGCAACAGGCCCGCGAGATGGCCGAACGTGGCGCGGCGGCGGCTGGTGAGTATTACGGCAAGGGCCGCGCTGACCTGCTAGAACAGGCGCGTCAGGGTGAGGCGGCTGGCCGTGAGTTTTATGGCCAAGGCATAGGCTTCCAAGAGCCCTACATGACCGCCGGCGCCGGTGCGACAAACCAGCTCGCAGCGCTGTTTGGTCAGGGCGGCGCATATACGCAACAGCCGACGCTTGCAGAACTTCAGATGGACCCTGGCTATGCTTTTCGGTTTCAGCAGGGTCAGGAAGCCATGACAAATGCTGCGCGCGCTGGCGGTTTGGCCGGCTCGGGCGGCGCGTTGAAAGCCGCAACGCGTTACGGTCAGGAAGCCGGAAGCCAAGAATATAGCAACGCCTATAACCGCTTTATGGCTAACCGCGCGGCGGCTACGCAGGGGCTTCAGAACTTGGCCGGCACTGGCGCGGGCGCGGCTGGCACGGCGACAGGGCTTGCCGGTCAGATCGG